AAATGTAAGGAAGGTCAAGTGACCATTTCAGAACAAGAGTTGATGCCATATGCTTATCAATATTCTCGAGATAATCAAACAACACCAGAAACATCACAGCAAACCACCACAGATAATGCTAAAATTGGTTTAGGTAATATTGAAATTACTTGGGACACACCTGGTGGAGGAGGAGGAGGTGGGTCAACATCAAGATATCATGATTGTAATAGTAAATCACTACCTCACGAATTTGGTTGTCGTTCAGAACAAATTAAAAAGGTTCAAATTTGTTTAGGATTACCTGAAAAATACCAAACAGGAAATTTCGGTCCAATTACAAAAAAAGCTATTGAAGACAAGGGAATTGATGTAAGTAATGGAATGACACAAAGTGTTATTGATAAAGTATGTGGAAGTCAGGAAACCACACCATTAAATAGAGAACCTACCCAACCAATAAATAGAGAACCTATCCAACCAATAACAGCGGATAGGTTAAAAATGAGTGATTTGACGATGCCTAAAGTAGATATCAAATTACCCGATATTAAACCATTAGAAGTTAGTGATGAAGTATTTTATAATGCATTGAGAGACAATGGTAATCTTATTGGTGAAGATGGTAATAATAGAATCAAATATAAAGGACCGGATTTAGATGAAGTACAATTAGGTAAATTAGATAATGTAATATTACCTATGGGATATACAAGAATTAAAAATCTTGAAGAATTAAAACCATATGGTTCTAAATATGTTTGGAAAAAAATAAGTTAATGAACAAAATAAAAAACATAGTATCTAATACTTTATTGGAAGAACGTAAAAGACGTTTGAATGAAGCATATGTCGAATTAAATGATATTAAAGATGATAATTATTTAGTTGAGAGATATGTTTTAATAACACGTAGTTTAGTTAATGAAGGTTATGATATTGATGAGATTGAAATACCTGATAGTGTAAAAAATTTAGTACCCAATCAATTAAAAACGGATGATGTAAAATCGGCCTTAAGTGACGCACTTGCAACGTCGGCAAAAGAATATATCATCAGATTTGTATTAAAAGAAATTTTTGGTGCCGGTCCAAGTTTTTCAACATTTGCTGCACAACTTTTTGCTGATTGGAATCCTTTGGATTTATTAAAAATATTCAAAAATAAAGAAGAGTGTGACGCAGCATTTCCTGCTTTATCTGACAGATTAATTACCATGTTGGTAAGATATATCGCATCAGGAGAAATTGGAGGAAATCAAAACAACTACGGATTAAACTTTAGTGGTATGGGTAGTACCTATTTAGGAAACCTATTCGGTGAAGTTGTGAAAGAATCTGACATATCAGAAAAAGTTGCAAATAAATTCTGTGAATTCATACATTAAAAATGGAAATAAGTAAAAAAGAAATATTAGAACAAAGAAAACTTTTAAATGAAGACGGTTGGGAAAACGCATTAATGGTTGCAGGGTTTATTCCTGTAATAGGTGAAATTGCCGATATTGCATTAATTGGTTTATATCTTTATAGAAAAGAATACATTTATGCAGGATTGATGTTAATCGCTTTAATACCTACTGTGGGTGATTTTATTGCTAAACCTTTTATTACATTATTAAAAGGTTATGGGGCGGTTGGTAAAACCGCATTAAAAAGTGCCGATGATATGGCGAAATTTTTAATGGAAAATCCTAAAGCTAAGGCCAATTTCCTCAAGATGTCAGAACATTTTGACAATAAATTAGTCCAAGAGACAATAAAAAGATTAAATAAGACGGGAACAGGATTAGGACAAGGATTAACTCAATCAATGAACACTTTAAAATCTGTAGTTGGTAAATTAAAACCAGTTAGATTAGGACAAAGAGTTGGACAAGAAATTGCTAGTCAATCGGTACCTGGTTTCTTTAAAACTATTGTGGGAGGTGGACCTGTTGCTATGGGTATTAAAGGTTTTTTCAGAGAAGAGAGATTGGCAAAATACATTGCAAAAACAGGAAAAAAACCAAGTAACTGGTTGAGTTATTGGTACAATATCATCAGAGGTGGTCGAAGTGATAGAAGAAAAATGGTAAAGTCATTAATAATTGCCAGCGGTATACTTAGTTTTTTTGGTTTACCGAGTTTTGAATCTTTTGAACAAAAATTTATGGAAGACGAAAACTTTAGAAATCAATTGGCAAATAATCCTGAATTTAGTTCTATTGTAAATTATAGTGGTGTTTCACCTCAAGAATTATCTTCAATCGAATCGTCAGGAGAAAAGTCAGGTGGTGGTATGGGTGCATTTATGAACCTGGCAGTGTTAAAAACTTTAGCACGTTTATATGCTTAATAGATATTTATATTAGAGTCTAATTGGTTTGGTCGCCGTTAGATGATAATATGATTAAACGAAAAGGAGGTATTCTATCTCGGCAAAGGGGTCCTAAAGACCTCTTTGTTCGTTATAGATATAAATAAAAAACCCATCATTAAGATGGGTTTAATTTTTGAAAAATATTAAATATTTTACCACCTCCACGAATAATTCCTTGATTTCCACATATTTATATAATATGAGAAACAAATTATACAATAGAAAATTAACGGTTTGCACCTGTGATTTTTGTGGAAAATCTTTTGAAAAACCTCTTTCTGAATACAAAAGGAATAAAAAATTCAATAGAATGAATTTTTGTAGTAGATCCTGTGCCGGTAAAAACAACACAAAAAATTTCGGAGATAAAAGAAGCACATATGATATATCACAACACTCTGGTTGGAGAAAAGATGAGTATACAAAATTCAGATATCATTATAGAAACATTTTGAAAAGAAATAGAGAAGTTGATGTTACTTTAGAGGATTTAAAAATTCAATGGGAATTACAAAGGGGTATATGTTTTTTTAGTGGGATAAATTTAAAATTATCATCACATTCAAAAATCAAAAAGAACCCAATTTATTCGGCATCTTTAGATAGAATTGATACTAATAAAGGTTATGTTAAAGGTAATATTAGATGGGTATCAAGAGCCATAAATTGGATGAAAAACGAAATGTCTGATGATATGGTTAATGAACTCATAAACTTGATTATTGAGAATAAAAAAGGGTCCTAATGGACCCTTGAAGTGGAGGTGCGGGTATCGAAACCCGGTCTTGCTCGCAATATCATAAATGGACTACACGTTTATTTGATTATTCATAACCAACAAATAGTAAGTTAATATCAGAAAACTTACAAAACTGTTCCTAACCGGATTTTCAAGAGCCGTCAGGTTTGCTCCAACACTCTGAGGTGGTGTTACACCTTAAGTACTTCTGTTCCTAGGTTATATGTACATCGACCCGAATGTAGTCTCGCCTTAGGCTACTGCTACGTTAGAAGTTGCGATTAACCCGCAAGCTTCCATTTGGTTGTAAACGTTGCCGTTTAATTGTTACCACCGTGGATTAAAGTCGTAGATGACATCCGACTACGTGCCCATTTACCATATAAACGCCAATCAATTCCTGTCACCCCCATATTTTAAAGAACTAATACAAAGATATAAATATTTTATGATATTACCAAAGGAAAATTTTTCTCGTACAATGCTTCAAATAACAATTTATTTTTTTCCCATTTTTTGTTAACCATACCAATAGATTTGTGTGTGACTCTAATTCTTGTTGTTACACCAATTTTAACACCATCTAAATGATTTTCTAAACATATTGGTAAATCGTAGAAATGAAACCCTTCAAATTGTTCATTAAATTTATGTTTAATTCTTTTTTTGTGAACCATCATAAATAATCCATCCACAACGACTACTTGTTTTGGGGTCTCACCAAAACTTTCTTTTGAATAATGATTCACATGTCTTTTACCTTCATGTTCATGTCCAACAACACCAAACATAGATTCTCTATCTTGCCACCACATACCATTTAGTAAATTATTTGTACCGGCTAATCCTAAAATTCCATATTCAGAATTCTTTTCAAATAACTTAATAATTTTAGGTGTGATATTAGTTGTTTCTAAAATCAGATCATCGTGCATAAACACAACAATATCATTTGAAGATTCTTCTAATCCACGATTATATAATTTAGGTAAAGAATCTTCACCATTATTTTCATAAACAATTATTTCTGTTTTTGGATGTGAAAACATCTTACTTACATGTTTTAAATAATTGTCATCTATTTTACGTGTTGGTATCACAACACTAATTGGTATATTATTCTTCGACATATATTGCCTCTATATTTCCGTCATACTCTTTTAAATCTATGACAATAGGTTTATTTGATGGTGTGTATTGTTCCGTACAAATCGATGCGTTTACGTATAGTGTGTCCTTTATATAAACACCACCATAACCACTATGAATATGTCCGAATACATGTAGTAATGGTTTAATTTCTTCTACTCGAACTCTTAATAATTCACAACCAACACTTACATTACCTTGTCTCGAATTACTAACAAAATCTCTAACCTCGTTTGGTGGACCGTGTGTTATCAATACATCAGTGTCATTTGGAATCATATCCCAATATCTTTTTAAATCGTCACCAAGTCTTGGTAGATTAAATGCCCAATTATAAAACTCGGGTTGCCAAGGACTACCCCAAAATTTTATAGGTCGTTTAAATTCGGGAGACTCGATTGTAAATCCAGTATCTTCAAGATATACAACATCAGATTGTGATAAATTTTCTTCATACATTAAATTATGAAACCAATCATAATCACCTTGATGGTGTGGATATCTATGATTTTCGAAGGCCCAATCATGATTACCCGCAATAAAAATTTTAGTATCAAATCCTTTTAAGTTCATATACCAATGAACAAATTCTTCAACATCTCGTTGGGTACCGTTATTTGTACAATCGCCTGCGTGTATTAATACATCACCTTCAGGTAACGGTCCATATTTCTCCATTCTTGTGTGAAGACTATGTGTATCGGATATACAAACAATTCTCATATCACTAATATAAAAAATATTCTTTAATATGCAAAAAAAAAGTCAGAATATTTCTGACTTAATTCGGGGCCGCACGGTTAATATTTTTGTGAGGTCTGTTCCACCATTTAGTTTTACTAAACTAAAAAAAAACACTGAGATTACATGTTTTAGTGATTGACTTTAGAAAGATTATTGTTTCCTTCCATATCCACGACCTTTTGAGTCGTACCAATCAGTGACGGTCAATTAGATTAACCAATCCTTGAGTCATTAGATACTCTCACAATACTCATTACTCTTCGAGGTTGCCACCCCAACTCATCCTTGCGGGACTAGAGAACTTTTTCGTAATTCACATCGGGCTTGGGACCCTTTGTGGCCGTGAACCCCTCACGACTATGTAGTCACCTGTCTCCAATGACTGACGGACACTTTTCCTTTTGTATTTGTAGTTTGTTAAACCTTAATTAACAAAATGATTTTAGTTACCGATTTGGAAGGTAGTGGTCCGTCAACCAGCCATGTCATCTTTTGAACAACACGATACTAAACTACCCTCTGAGACATCCCTGCCTCCACACTTTTGGATTCCTTCAAGATAAGAACCTTGGTAGATTCGAATCAAGGATTATAACAGCACCACCTGTACACAACCATACCTTTCGGTTTTAAGATTCCCATTGTATTGAATCCCGCAATAATATGATTGGAGGTCATATTTCTCACAACAATTCTACGAGTTATTCTTATTGGTGTTCCCACCTCAACCAAACGACCGGTATCGCTTGGTCATCAAACCACTTTCCCTACAGTGTTACCCTCAGTACTTAAGGTTTAATGATATCCCGCTTGCCTACTCGAGTTCCCTTTCGGAAACCGCAAACCTAAATAACTAATTCAGATTCACTTTATACCGCTTTCACGGTTTATTTTAATCGACCATAGGCGGCCAATATTTTTAATTCAAAGAACTATATCGTTTCCTATTGTTTTACAAATATACGATGATTTTATTCAAAAACAAAATTTTTGTAAAACTTTTTTTAAATTCTTACTAAATGATTTGCCGCATATGTGGATAACGCACCTAACTGCTTGTATCTCACATTATAACCCATACCTTCAACTAAACCAACCGCCTGTCTTAAAACGGAATTTGATTTATATTTTGGGTCAGGATTAAGGTCAATATCAATCCATGTTGCTTTTGGTAAACCATTTTCTTTTAACCATTCAGCAATTTCGATGGACCTCCATACTTCATTTAACAATCTAGTTGGTGTGTTATATTCCATCGGTGTTGTTTCACGATTACACAATACGTGTGCACCCTTCCCTGGTGTATATAATGCAATTACAACACCATAGATAGTTTTTTTATATCCATAACATTGTGAGTCAGAACCGATAAGAATTTCTACATTCTCTCTGGTTGAAATATAATCTTTCACATATTCAATTAAATCAGGAATATTTGTTCCATAGAGAGTCCTAAACTGTTTCATTTTATTTCATTTTACTATAATTATTTTGGCTGTAGTGGGAGGATTCGAACCA